TTAAAAAAGTCATTCTTTCCGATATTTCAACAGAAGCCAAGGTTTCTGCCATTGCTATTCTTCTTGATAAAGAGTTACCCAAGTTAACAGAAAAAGTTGATACTGTTAAAAAACTTAAAGGAGAACAGGGAGATCGTGGCTTACAAGGCGATAAAGGTAATGTTGGTCGTGATGGCAAAGATGGTAAAGATGGGCGTGATGGAAAAGACGGCTTAACTGGTAAAGATGGTAAAAATGGTGAAGATGGCGTTTCTGTTGTAAATGCCAAAGTAGATTTTGACGATTCCCTTGTTTTTACATTGTCTGATGGCAAAACAATCAATGTTGGCGAAGTAAAAGGCGAAAAGGGCGAAAAGGGTGATCGTGGTGCGGCTGGATTATCTGGTGCTGGTACAAGCACAGGTTTTTATAATGCTGATGGTGGGTTTTACAATACTATCTATGGCGGTACTACTGCCCTAGACGCAGGGAGTCCTTGATGGCTATTCAGATTCAGTTAAGACGAGGTACTGCAAGCCAATGGACAACGGCAAATACTCTCCTTGCTCAAGGAGAAATTGGTCTAGAGTTAGACACAAACAAAATTAAACTTGGTGATGGCGTTACAGTATGGAATAGTCTTGGATATTATGGTGCTGGTGGAGTTACTTCTGTAACAGGAACTTCTCCAGTTGTATCGTCTGGTGGTACTACACCAGCAATTAGCCTAGCATCTGGATATGGTGATACTCAGAACCCATACGCAAGTAAGACTGCTAACTTTGTTTTAGGCGCACCTAATGGGGTTTCTGGAGTACCAACATTTAGGGCAGTTGTTGCCGCAGACATTCCTACATTAAATCAAAGTACAACAGGTAGCGCCGCAACTCTTACAACAGGAAGAACATTAGCCATTACAGGTGACTTGGCTTACACAAGTCCAAGTTTTGATGGCTCTACAAATGTGACTGCCGCAGGAACGCTTGCCACAGTTAACACAAATGTTGGATCATTTACCAATGCAACTCTTACAGTAAATGGCAAAGGTTTAATAACTTCCGCATCAAGTGGAACTGCACCCGTTACATCTGTAACTGCGACAAGTCCTGTTGCATCAACGGGTGGAGCAACACCTGATATATCAATGCCAGCGGCGACTACATCAGTTAGCGGTTATTTAACTTCTACTGATTGGACTACGTTTAACAACAAAGGTAGCGGAACAGTTACAAGCGTTGGTGGCACAGGAACAGTCAACGGCATCACACTCACAGGCACAGTTACATCAAGTGGCAATTTAACCCTTGGTGGCACGTTATCAAATGTTGATCTTGCAACACAAGTAACTGGTAATTTGCCTGTAACCAACTTAAATAGCGGTACATCAGCATCAGCATCTACTTTTTGGCGTGGTGATGGTTCGTGGGCGGCTCCTACTGGTGGCTCTGGCACAGTCACAAGCGTTGCGGCAACTGTCCCATCATTCTTGTCTGTAACAGGTTCACCAATTACAACAAGTGGCACATTGGCAATTGCTCTTGCATCTACTCCTACCAATGGTCAATTATTAATTGGCAATGGAACAGGGTTTTCTTATGCAAACTTGACTGCTGGTAGCAACATAACAATTACAAATTCAGCGGGTGGTATCACTATCGCCTCATCGGGTGGCGGTACATCATCACCAATTCCTAAATTGCAATCTTGGTCAATCGGAGGCTTTTAAATGGCACAAAATACAAACCCAATCTTTCCACTAACACCAGTCAATAGTTGGGTAAGTGGTACGGCGGCAACATCGGGCACTCCTGGTCGTGACGCAAACACAACCACAGACCTGACAACTGGTACAAATTACGGCCCTATTTTTACAGGCAAAGCAGTTGATGGTTCAAGACTTGATTTTATTAAAGTAAGAGCCTTGGGAACAAACGTAGTAACAGTTATTCGCATTTGGATTAACAACGGCTCTACTACTGGCACAGCGGCTAACAATACTTTGTTTTTTGAAAGAACTTTGTCAGCAACAACAGTTTCTCAAACTGCTGAATTGCCAGATATTATTTTACCTTTAAACATTAGTTTACCTGCGGGTTATCGTATTTACGCCACATTTGGAACAGTAGTAGCGGCTGGATTTCACTTAACTGCTGTTGGTGGAGATTACTAATGTTTACGGGCTTAGATTCTGAAAATATCCCATCAGTTAAATTATGGGATTTTTCTAAAACTAACTCTGGAACGTCAAGCGTTGGACTAACTAACGATTGCGCTCCAGTGCAATATTTTGCAACAGGTGGTAATTTTGCATCTATTGTTGTTTTACTTCCGTCTGGTTGTGTTGATGGCAAAACAATTAAAATTGTCAATTCAAATTGGACATCACAACGTCAAAACATTTTGTTGTACGCTTCTGATAATGGCGGGACTGGCAATTCGGTTGTTATTTATAACTTAGGTGCTAATCAAACTTTAGATTTGTGTTATTTAAAATCGGCTTATAACACTAATGGAACTGCCTCTTTTTCAACTAACTGGGTTTCATTAAATCAAGGCTCTGGATTTTCCTCTGGCATATATGCAACCAATTTTGGTTTTAGTAACAATGCAGATGGAGGCTATGGATTTGTCGGTGGAGGATATTCAAATATTGCATCTGGCACTGCTTGCTCTGTAATTGCTGGAAACGGTAATACTGCACAAGCATCTAATTCTTTTGTTGGGGGTGGTAGTAGTAATAACGCTACTGCAAATAATTCTTTTGTTGGGGGTGGCACAAGCAATACGGCAGGTGATAGCAGTTCTGCTGTTGTTGGCGGTGCTAATAATACCACTAATTCAAGTAATTCTGGTGTATTTGTTGGTAGATACGGAACAACTAGGTCTATTATTGGTAATACGGTTTTACCCGCTAGTAACGTCCCTATTGCTAGTGCCGCTGGTGTTACTCAATCCGCATTATTAGTTCTTGGCGTTGCAACTACGGATGCTACTGCCACAAGACTACGCAGTAACACAAGTGCGGCAACAACTACTAATCAAGTAATTTTGCCAAACAATTCTGCCTATGTATTCCAAGGAACTTGCATTGCTAACGTAACAGGTGGTAGCACTACATCAGGTTGGGAATTTCAAGGCGTAATTAAACGAGGCGCAAATGCCGCATCCACCACGTTGGTTGCCGCAGTCACTCCAACTGTAATAGCGCAAGATGCTTTGGCGACTACTTGGGTATTGGCAATTACCGCTGATACAACAAATGGTGGTATAGCGGTTACTGTGACAGGGGCGGCGGCAACCACTATCAGATGGGTTAGCAGAATTGAAACAACTGAGGTAACTTTCTAATGGCACTCAAAATCTCTATTTCCACAAGTAATGTTGGTGTTCCTTTTACGGAAGCATATGCTCGTATCACAAACATTCACGGCAACAAAGACCAATGCCAATATCAGGTATCTGTGTCTGCAAGTGCAGATGCTAGGCAAGCCAATGCACAGGAAGTTGCAAGTCATGCTTTTTACTGTGCAACGCCAACAAGTAATTTGATGGAAAGCCTATACGCTGATTTGAAGAATCAGGTTGGTTTTGAAGATGCCCAAGACTGTTGATGAACAACAAGCAGAAATCTTCATGGATTATGCTAAGAAAAGACTTAAAGACAACCTAAATAGGATTGAATCCATGACCCCTGAACTGCAACGCTATTATGAATCCCGCTTTGACACTATGGCAACAGAGGGGTGGAAAGACTTAATGGAAGATATTGACACAATGATAAATTCGTTGAACAATATCAGTACAATCCCTGACGAAGCGTCTTTACACTTCAAAAAGGGTGAATTGTCAATACTAACTTGGCTGAGAACCTTGAAAGAGGTCAGCGAAAGAGCGTATGAGGAACTGAATGAAAAGACTATTTGATTTTGCCTGTGAAAACGGGCATAAAACTGAGAGACTTGTTGATTATGAGACAACAGGTTTTAAGTGTGAGTGCGGAGCAACAGCCAACCGCCTCATAAGCGCACCTAACTTCAAGTTAGAAGGGTGGTCTGGTTCTTTCCCGTCAGAACATGGGAAGTTCGAGAGAAAACACCTAGACAGATTGAAGTGGGAGCAAAGTAACAACTCACAACCATAAAAGTGGCGAGTTAAATGTCCTAGAACCGATAACGGCAGGAAAAGGAAAAATATGGCGTTGATTGATAATGAAGATGAGTCGCAGAGTGAGTTAGATGTTGTTGAAGAACAACAGCAAGAGAAGCAACTCCCTGAAGTAACACAATCTCCAGAGTTTCCTGAGAAATACAGGGAAAAAACTCTAGAAGAAGTTATAAAAATGCACCAAGAGGCTGAGAAGTATATTGGTAAGCAAGCACAGGAAGTTGGTGAAGTTCGCAAATTAGCGGACGAACTCATAAAGCAGAACCTCTCCTCGACCAAGCAACCTATTAAAGAGGAAGCACCAGAAGTAGACTTCTTTGAGAATCCAAAAGAGGCAATTCGTCAAACTGTCGATAACCATCCAGATGTAGTTGCAGGTCGCCAAGCGGCTCACGACTTCAAACGGATGCAGATTCAGCAAAAGTTAACGCAAGAGCATCCCGACTATGGTCAGGTTGCTTCAGACCCAGACTTTGCAAATTGGGTGAAATCTTCACCTGTTCGCATAAATCTGTTTGCCAAGGCTGATGGTGAGTTTGACTACGATAGTGCAAACGAATTACTTACTACTTATAAACAGTTACGTGGCATTAAGGCAAAACAGACTAGCGATGCGGGTGAAACCCAGCGCAAGACTAACCTGAAGGCGGCGGGCGTTGATATAGGCGGTAGTGGAGAATCAGGAAAGAGGGTTTATAGACGGGCTGACCTTATTCGGCTGAAAATGACCGATCCGAACAGATACGAAGCCTTGAGTGATGAAATCATGCAAGCCTACGCTGATGGTCGGGTCAAGTAATTAACTTATCGATTTTTGGAGATTTATCATGCCTTTAGGTACAAATAATGTGACAGTAACGACAGCGGCAACCTTCATTCCTGAAATATGGAGTGACGAAATTGTTGCGGCTTATAAGAAGAACCTCGTTTTAGCAAACTTGGTTATGAAGATGTCTTTCAAGGGCAAGAAAGGTGATGTAGTTCACGTTCCTGCTCCTACCCGTGGTTCTGCGTCTGCAAAGGCGGCTGGCTCACAAGTAACTTTGATTGCGGCAACGGAATCTGAAGTTCAGGTAGCAATCGACAAACACTATGAATATAGCCGTTTGATCGAAGACATCGTAGAAGCACAGGCTTTAAATAGTCTGCGTAACTTCTACACAGCAGACGCTGGTTACGCTTTGGCTAAACAAGTCGATACAGACTTAATTAACCTTGGACGTGAAACCAATAATGGTGCTGGTACAAACGCCTACGCAACTGGTGCGTTTATTGGTGGTGATGGTACATCTGCTTATGTTGCCGCAAGCAACAATGAGTCAGCCTTGACCGATGCCGCTATTCGCCGCACCATTCAGCGCTTGGATGACAACGATACTCCTATGGATGGTCGTTTCTTCATCATCCCACCCTCAA